AAAACATATTTACACTACCCATTTGAAGAATTAAAAGGCAGACAAATTTTATTCTTTGATTTAGATACAATCATCGTGGGCAATATAGATCATTTTCTAAATTACAGAGGTTCATTATGTGGGATTGAACCATTTGCACCAAACAATAGAGGTAAACACATAGGCGGTGGTGTTTTGTCCTTTGAATGTGGTGCGTATCGAGGTATTTTTACAGCCGTGGAAGCTAACCCCGTACAATGGGCCAAAAAAACGCAGGGCGGCAAAGAGCGGCTATTATTAAAGGATTTTGAGGAACAGTACGATGGGTATAATTATTGGCAGAAATTGTATCCTTCGCATGTGGTTAGTTTCAAAAGGCATTGCAAAAGAAACAACATCCCAACAGATGCTAGAATAATAGCATTTCATGGCATTCCAAAACCACATGAAGTAATTAAAAATCGTATTGTGCGTAAATACTGGAGATGACATGAACAGCCCAATCTTAATCACAGGCGCGGCAAGATCAGGAACATCTTTAATAGCTGGAATAATCAATCTATGCGGTGCTTTTAGTGGTAATTGCGTCGGTCCCAATAAATATAATGCGAAAGGAATGTTCGAAAATCAATGTATTCGTCAGAATATATTGAAACCATATTTGAAGAGCCAAGGGTATGATGCTTTAGGGCAGTATCCAATTCCCGATACAAAGAAATTACAGATACCATGCGATTTCAAAGATCGTGTTTTAGCATCTATAAAAAGCGAAGGTTTGGTAGAAAACATGCCTTGGTTCTATAAAGGTGCAAAAATGTGTCAAATGTGGCCTGTTTGGGATTATGCGTTTCCTGATGCTAAATGGGTTATTGTTCGTAGAAAAACATCAGATATTGTTCATTCTTGTATGCATACTGGTTTCATGAGGGCTTTTTCAGATAAGCGAATTCAAAAAGCTATTAAGGTGAATAGTGCTGAAGAAGGTTGGTTATGGTGGGTGCGCAGACATGAAGATTATTTTGTCGAAATGATTAAAGCGGGTTTGAATTGCAAGATTATTTGGCCCGAACGAATGGTGTGTGGAGACTATAAACAAATACATGAACTGATAGATTGGTTGGGCTTGGAATGGCATTGTGAAATATATAATTTCATCGAGCCTAAATTGTGGAGAGGTAGAAAATGAGAACTACTGCTATCGCTGTGAAACAAATAATCGACACAGATTTGGAAGATGAAATAGTCGAATCATATATTCAGAGCGCAAATGTGATGGTGACTAATATATTGGGTGAGGATACTACCTTAAATGAAGAAACCAGAACAGAAATAGAACGGTGGTTTACCGCTCATCTAATTGCCAGTACAAGAGAGCAACAAATCCAAAAAGCCAAAGCCGGTCCTGCAGAAGTACAATACCAAGGCAGAACGTATTCTGGGTTGTATTCAACTATGTATGGACAACAAGTAAATTTATTAGATCCAACGGGGAAAATGGCTAATCTAGGTGGCAAAACAGCATCTATGCAAGCAATATGGAGTTTTAGTGATGAGTAATCCATTATTGAAATTTATAGATAAGGTGTGTGTGCAGACCGCTGTTTATTGGGAGGCATCTACACCGGATGGTTTCGGTGGTTTTACTTACAAAGATCCTGTAGAAATACAATGTAGGTGGGATGGTACTTCTAAATTGGTGAGGGATGATAAAGGCACAGAAGTAGTTGCGCATGCAGAGATATTGGTTAATCAAGATTTGGAAATAGATAGTTTACTATTTTTGGGTTCTCTTGATGATTTGGATTCATCCCTTACGTATGAAGGTGTCGATGCCTATCCAATAATAACCAAATCATCCAATCCATTATTCAAAAGTACAGATGAATTCGTGCGGGTAGTATATGTATAGTTCAGCTCGAGTGCGTGGTTTAGGCCGATATATTAGACGTCTCAATAAAGAGATTGCTAAAATAGAAGGGCATACTCTAAAAGGACTAATACGTGCTGGTATCATTGTTATGCGAGCTACGGAGCGGCAAGCACCCATTACGCCTGTAGATACTGGTAATTTAAGAGCTAGTAGATTTATGGTTACTGGCAAGTCCATTGAAATGGGTAGTAAACCACGTTTTAGGGCTGATAAAAATGGTAAAGATATGCATGGTCCGCATAAAGCCGCGATAGAAGGTAACAGAAAATTAGCATCTATAATGAAAAATCCAGTTGTGATTTTGGGGTATTCAGCTTATTATGCAGCCTATGTTCATGAAGCTGTTCATATCAAATTCAAACGACCGCAATCTGGTGCTAAATTTTTTCAATCATCTTTTAGAAAAAATCAAAAACAAATATTGGCCGTGATTGCCAAAGAAGCCAGGATAAAATCATGAATGCTCCTAGTATAGATATAAAAGATATGTTGATTGCCGAATCTTCTTTGGCATTGGTGTTTGGGACTAATCTTTTCATAGGACACGAACCAGAAGGGAATGTATGTTGTGCTACTATATATGATACGCCTGGATATCCTTGTGATATAGACATGGGCGGGTCTAATGGGTATGAATACCCTTCAGTGGAAATTTTGGTGCGTTCTCGTGTCTATATTGAGGCGTACACATTGGCCAATAATATCAAAGATTTTTTACATGGTAAACATCATGTAGTAATAAATGATTCCGAATATCAAATAATGAATTGCATGTCTGCCCCATTTATGCTAAACAGGGATGAAAATAATCGGGTTAGATTTGCAATAAATTTAGATATGCAACGTAGTTTAATCTAATTTAGGAGGATATATTATGGCAGTTGCAGGAGTAGGAACTCAATTACGGCGTTGGAGCGGGTCCGCTTGGGAAGCTATGGGAGAAGTTACAGATATTAACGGTCCCGGCATGACCAGAGCAACCATCGATACTACACATTTGGCAACAGAAGGAGGATACCGGACATTTATCACTGGTTTTAGAGATGCTGGTACACTTACATTCACAATGAATTTTACACGAGATTCATTTGAATTGCTGAAAACAGATTTCGAGTCTGATGATGCTGTTGATTTTGAATTGGTATTGCCTGACGAAGATAATACCAGTTTTGAATTCTCCGGATTGGTAACAGAAATGCCACTCACCATTCCCACAGATGACAAAATCACCAATTCGGTAACAATCAAAATCAGTGGGGCTATTACTGTGAATTCTGGTGAAGCATCTGGTGCATTAACATAATCACAATCTATGTTTGTCTTAACCACAGACAAACAAAATAATAAACAAGATGGAGACCAACCATGTCTGAAGAAAGAGTATTTTCCCGCAATGATATCATTTCCCTTCCCACTCCCAAAGTTGAAAAACATTTCGTAGAAAAATTGAATGCCTATGTGCATTTCAAACAAATGTCAGCTGAAGAGCTGGACTCCTACGATTGGTCCCTCGTGAAAATAGATATTGACGAGGAAGGCAACGAAAAATTTCAGCGAAATATGTCGTCTTCCAAAGTGAAATATCTTGTCCGCATATTGTGTGATGAAAAAGGACATCGTTTGTTTAAGGACGATGAATATGCTATTCTGGGCAAAAAATCTCCTGTAGTAATCAACGCCCTTTATGAAATCGCACGTAAAGTCAATGATGTGGGTGCTATAAAAAACTCAAAAACCGAGGAATAAGACTATTTGCATTTAGGCTTAGTCTATCCCTCGGTATCCCACACCCTGACTTTTTGTTAAGAATACTTACCGCTCAACAGCTTGAAGAATGGTTTGAATACTATAAGTTGGAGCCTTTTGGTAGTTTGCACGAGGATACACAACAATCATATACTAGATACACAGTAGCAATAGCGAATGGATTGGAACGCAAAAACAAAGTACCATTCGAAGTAAATGATTGGGCAGTATTAAATCGCAAACCAAAGAAAGAACATAGACAAACAACAGAGGATATGAAAAGCATTATGATGGCTGTTGCTGGTGTAATGAATGGTAATAAGAAGAAGGGGCGTGGCAGATGAATATTGGAGAATTAACCGCTACATTAGGCGCGGATATAAAAGAACTTCGTGCATCTGTGGACAAAGCAGAAAAAATTGTCCGAGAATATTCCAGGACTGTAGATAAAGAATTAGATAAAACAGACCGAAGTTGGAATAAAACGGGCAATACTGTTCGTAGACAAACAACACGAATAAATAAAGATATAAAAAGCACTTCGGAGTCAATGAAGCAGATGAAAAGTCATGCTTTAGCACTCCGAAGTGCTATTTCTATTATTGGGACTGGAATAGCCCTGAAAAGTATATTCGACGTAGGTAAAGAAGTTGATATGCTTAAAATTTCCTACAAAGCCATCTTTGGCACAATGGAAAAGGCGGGAGATGAATTTAAGTATGTCAAAAAAGTATCTGATGAAATGGGGCAGAATTTCTATGTAATTGCTAAACAATTCAAATCCCTTTCAGCGGCATCAAAAGGCACCACATTAGAAGGAAAAGGGGTGCATGACATATTTAGAGCAATAACCAAGGCATCTGCTAGTCTTGGTTTGACCGCTTATGAAACTGAAGGTGCTCTATATGCTGTTCAGCAGATGATTTCAAAAGCGACTGTCCAATCGGAAGAATTGAGAGGGCAGTTGGGTGAAAGATTGCCGGGTGCTTTTAGAATGGCGGCAGAAGCAATGGGTCTGACAATGCCTCAATTAAGCAAACAGCTTGAATTGGGCAATATCATGGCCGAAGATTTGCTTCCTAAATTAGCTCGTGTATTAGAAGATACATATTCGGGAGAAGTGTCCGAGGCTGTCGAAGCTAGTAATAAATTATCAGAGGCTTGGAAAACATTAAGATATAATATCGCTAAGTCTGGGTTTTTAAGTGAGGCATCTCATAGTGTTATGTCTTTAGCACAAACCATGGATTCCCCTGCATTACAAAGTGGTTTGAGGGATATTGGGGTTGGTTTGGGCCAAATGATAAAAGATTCCCGCAGACTCATTCCACTTCTAAAGGATTTGACCAGTGGTTTGGGTGGTGTTGTCAGCGTGTTGGGACGATTATCAGATGTATATAGTGCTTTCCCATCTGAGATCACCTCTGGTGCTGGTGCTGGTATTATTATGCGTATTCTAACAGGATCTACTCCTGTTGGTGTTGTAACGGCATTACTCGTAACACTTAACCAAGCAATGGATAAGCTCAATGGGCAATATGATCTTATGTTGCCCACTCTGAAACAAATGGGTAAAGAGGGGTCTGATTTTGCCAGAAACATTCAAAATATTATGGGGGTGTTGCGGGGAGAATTAGATTGGCAAGGAGGAGCCCCCAAAAGAGCAGGTAGCACTATATATCCAGAAGAAAGAGCATCCAGTTTAAGAAGCCAATATAATAATGATCCAATACGCGGAGCTTCAAGTGCTCCTAGGAAAACTGAATTGGGTTTGGACAGGAGTGCAGCCGAGAGAAGAGCGTATTTAAGAGAAAAATATGCGGGCACTCGGCATGAGTATGAAAAGGAATTGCTTACTATACAAGCTAAATTGAAAGATGAATACGAGGCAGAATTACAAGCTAAATTAAAGCACAGTGCAGAGTTAAATCGTAATCAGGCAAAACACAAGAATATTATTGGTGCTGAACAATCTTATTATGCGTTGGCAACAGGTAAAGCCTCCCCTGGATTGACCAAGGAACAAATATTGGCACAGCGAGCCGCGTATAAAGAATTAGAAGCATTGAGAACCAAAACATATGAAGAAGAATTGCAAGAATTAGAAGCATTGAAAGTTGTTAAAGCCAGAGATTTGCGCGACGAATTAGCGGCAGAAGAATGGTTTCAAATTAAAAAGAAGGAATTGCAAGATAAATATACTAAAGAATTATCTACTAATAGTATGTCTTCAGAAGATATTGGTAGATTTTTTCAAGATCAAATGCTTGGCGGGGACTCAATTAAAGAAAAGAAAAAACAACGTAGTGGGGTGTATGCAGATAGAGAAATAGAGGAAATGCAAAAAGTATTAGATAAGAAAATCGAATTTCAAGAACAATGGAAGGAGATGTACGCTAAAGCAACCATGTCTTCTACTGAATTTGAATTGTATCAGTTGAATAAAACATTGGAATCAGTTAAAGATAATGTTGAAAATAAAGCGGAATTGTATGAATGGTATGTGGCAAGAAGAAATGAAATACTTAAAGATACGTATGAAAAAGAAAAGAGTTGGCAAGACGGTATTTTAGATGGTATGAATAATTATGCAGATAGTGTTATGAACGTATATTCTTCGGTTGAAAATACAGCTAAAACAGCATTAGATTCTATGTCAGATACATTTGCTGAATTTTGTGCTACTGGTTCTGCGGATTTTTCAGATATGGCACAGTCTATAATAAAAGATATAATGAAGATATATATACAAAGCCAGATTACTGGTCCTTTAGCAAAAGGATTGGGGAGTTTGCTGTCTGGTCTATTCAGTAGTGGTGGTTCCGTTGTTTCCAATGCCCATGGAAATGTATTTCCTGCTAGTCCTAGTTTATCCGCCTATAGTAATTCCATTGTATCGAAGCCAACCACGTTTGCCTTTGCCAAGGGTGCCGGGCTTATGGGAGAAGCGGGATATGAGGGCATACTCCCGCTTAAACGTATGCCTAATAGCAATTTGGGTGTGGAGGCGGAAATACAACATTCCAATCAAACAAAACCAGTTAATATTGAATTGAATATAACTAATGAAAGTGGACAGCCAGTTGCCGCCCAAGAAACGGGACGCAGAATGAATATGGAGAAAATGATTATGGATATAGTGCTCACTAGGGTGGGTAATAATACAGGTGGTGCAAAGAATGCTTTCAAGAGTGCTCTATCTGGATAAGGAGATTAGTAATGTCAGATTTTCCTACAGTAACACCCCCAAATGAAATAAGTAGTAAATTATTCAAAAAGCAGAAAAAAAGTAATTTCGAAGCTGGATATGTGCAGTCTTATTGTATGCATACTAGATCTAGATCAGTATTTGAAATGAAATGGGGTCAGTTGCATTATACATATCTTAACTTGATTTTAGATCATTTTGAATTGAATCAAGGGGATATATTTTATTTCACACATCCAGTAACAGGCATATCTTATACTATGCGATATTCCGAAAATGAAATATCTTACAATCCAAATAAAGAAAACCCTGATTATTATGAAGTGAAAGTTAACTTAGAGGAAGTATAATGCTTACTTTACCTGATGCTCTTATACAGAAGTCGAATCAGCTAGGCGATAGCGATGCCTGGCTTTGGCTCTTAGAGGTTCAGCTGGCATCTGGGACTGTCCGTTATGTCTTAAATACGGAAGATGTTACTTGGAATGGACATGAATGGTATAAGTGTTATTTTATTATATCAGAGATAACAGAAGACGATAAGGCATCTCAGCCGAACCTTACAATCCAG